CTTTTCACTTTGACTTGGTGAAGGTCGGTTGTTCGATTCAGCCCCCCGCAACTATTGAGTATTAATTAAAAAAATGACACGATTATGAACATTCTTACATTAAGCATCAAACAGAAGTATTTCGATGAAATCTTGGCAGGCAAGAAAACCCACGAATACCGTGAAATCAGACCAACTAACGCTAAGAAGTATATCACTTACCTATGTGGCGGTAAAGAATATCCGGCTGATGCAGAACTGCCTGAAGAAGGTGAGGTAGAATTGAAGCCTATCAAGTACGATGCAATCAAGCTTCTGACAGGTGCATATACAGGTAAACGTCCTTATATTATCGTTGAAGTGAAAGCAGCAGAAGCTGTTATTCTCACAGATGAAAACGGTAATGATATTGTTTACGGACATCAAGGCGAAGAATATCTTGCTGCACAAATGAATTATACTTTGGGCAAGATATTAGAAAAACATATAGATTGATTTGTTTAATTTTTAAAATTAGAAAGCAGAGTCGCAAGAAGAATTAACAGAGTAGCCGGGCCTCGCAGAAATATGAATGGTGCAGGGGCAGGTGGTAGATTGGTTGCCAATCGTAGAGGTACAGCAAGTGCCACACAGTTAGGATCACGCAGACAACGTTATGCTGATTTACGTGTGTCATTGGGTATGTCTGGAGGTTAACCATGAACAAGGTAGAACAAGCGAACCGGTATATAGACCTCATTCGGGTAAAATCGAATGAGGCTTTACTGTTTTTATCACTTGGTAAAGATTCGCTTGTTCTGCTTGATTTAATCTATCCGAAGTTTGACCGGATTGTTTGCGTGTTCATGTACTTTGTCAAGAATTTGGAATATATTAACCGTTGGATAAACTGGACTAAAGCCAAATATCCGAAAATAGAGTTTGTTCAAGTACCACATTGGAATCTCACTTATATTCTCCGTGGCGGTATGTATTGTGTGCCAAATCCGAAAGTAAAGCTGTTGAAGTTGGCAGATGTGGTAAAGGCTATGCAACTTACTCATGGAGTTTATTATACATTCTTGGGCATGAAAAAAGCTGATGGTATGAATCGTAGACTTATGTTGAAAGGGTATGAGGTAAACGGTTACGAGAATAACGGTATGGTTTATCCTTTGGCTGATTGGACACAAAAGGATATTCTTGCTTATATGAGGCAGCACAATTTACCCGAACCAGTTCGATATTCATTGAAAGCCAGTTCGGGTGTCGGTTTCAATCTTGACTGTATGCTTTGGATGGAGAAGAATTACCCACAGGACTTACAGAGAATTTACGAAGTTTTCCCGATGGCTGAAAGAGTGCTTTGGGAGTATCATAATCAACAAAATTAATAAGGAGGATTGCTGAGTCAGAAAAAGAAAGACAAGAGAACAGATATATGCTCAGGCAGAAAGATTGAGCGAAGCTAATTGGAGAAGAAAAAATACATGGAGTAGCAGTGCTGCAAGCAGGCGTGCAAAACAATCTCGTGATAATCTTATAGCAAGAGCCGAAAGGAATACTCTTCGGCAGAGAGGTTTCGGTCTAAGTAATGGCTAATATGGAATTATCAAAATACATAAAGAGTGAATCGGTGGAACTTAACCGCTCTGCCATTCACTTTGCAGACTATAATCCCCGGAAACTTTCCGATGAATCACGTAAGACACTGAAACGTGGCATCAAGAAATTCGGATTGGTAGGTGGAATAGTTGTGAATAAGCGTACCGGGCTTACCGTAGTCAGTGGACATCAGCGTTTGTCTGTCATGGACGAATTGCAGAAGTTTCCCGACAATGACTACCGCATTCGTGTTGATGTGATTGACGTGGACGAGCAGCAGGAAAAAGAGTTGAATATTCTAATGAACAATCCCAACGCACAAGGTACATGGGATTTTGACGCTCTCGCTCGTATTGTTCCTGATATAGACTGGAAAGATGCAGGACTGACCGATGCTGACCTAAACATGATTGGTGTCGACTATCTTTTGCAGACCGAAGAGGAAAACTCTATTGCGGATGCTTTGTCTGATATGATGGTCCCAGTTTCCGAACAGAAAGAAGCCGATAAAGCCGCCAAACAGTTGGAACGTGCTGAAAAGGTAGCCCACATGAAAGAGGTCAAGCATCAGGTGAAAGAAAACGCACAGAAGCAAGCTGAGAACATGGATGCCTATGTGATGTTGTCCTTCGATACCTATGAAGCTAAAGCCGCTTTCTGCGAAAGGTTCGGGTATGAACCAGATATGAAGTTTATAAAGGGAGAAGTTTTTGATGAACAAGTAGAAAGAATAGATTAATTATTGGGAGGAAAGCTGAGTTAGAAAGAAAACATATAGCCAGTTATATCAGCAGTCCAGACGAATAATGTACAACGCTGGAAGACAATACGGGTTAGGTTCTGCAAGACAAAGAAACATAAGGGATAGAACGAAATCCATAATGGGAAGATATGCTGAGAAAATAGATAGCTATTTCTCAAAAAGAGGAGTTGATGTCTATGGAAACAAGCCAATTTCTCGCCGTGTCTATATGGGTAACAATAACGGTTAAAATTATGAGCAATAGTGAATCTCAAAATAGAAAAGGTAAAGGAGGAAGAAAGCCTAAGTTTGATTATACAAGCGAGGAATTTCTTTCTCTCGTGGAATCGTATGCCAAAAAGGGATTCACTGACAAGGAAATTGCTTATGCCATAGGGATTTTGCCTCAAACATTCTGCGAAAAGAAAAGTGAGTACACCGAAATATCCGAAGTCTTAGCGCGTGGGCGCGCGACAATCAATGCCACTGTAAGGGCTAAATTCCTTGCAATGGCTCTCGGTGGCATAAAAACCAAAAGCACCGTGGTAAGAAAGCTCCGTGATTCAGAGGGAAATTTGACAGGTGAGGACGAATTACAAGTTAGCGAAAGCGAGTTGGCTCCTAATTTGCAAGCAATGTCCGTTTGGCTGTACCACCATGATGAAGATTGGAGAAAGATTGAGCGCAAACAAGATGAAGACGCTGATATTCCAACAGACATAGAGCATGGCATCAACATTGATTCCTGGATTAAAGACAAGCTAAAATGATAGTACCCCAAGAAATTTACCATCCATTATATGAGGATAAGGAAAAATTTATAATTCTTATCACCGGTGGGCGTGGTAGCGGAAAGTCTTTCAATGCTTCTACTTTTATTGAGCGGTTGACTTTTGAAATGACTCCCGTAGAGAAAATAGTTCATCAGATTCTTTACACCCGTTACACGATGGTTTCTGCCGGTATGTCTATCATCCCCGAAATGATGGAGAAGATAGATTTGGACGGTACCACGAAATATTTCAAGACCACAAAGACGGACATAGTCAATAAGATGACTAAGAGCCGTATCATGTTCCGGGGTATCAAGACTTCTTCCGGAAACCAGACAGCAAAACTGAAATCCATTCAAGGCATTACGACTTTTGTCTGCGATGAAGCGGAAGAGTGGATAAGCGAAGATGAGTTCGACAAGATAATGCTCTCCATTCGCAAGAAGGGTATTCAGAACCGGATTATCATTATAATGAACCCATGCGATTCCAATCACTTCATCTACAAGAAATACATTGAGAAAACTCACAAGCTGGTAGAGATTGACGGTGTGCAGGTTCAGATTTCCACTCATCCGAATGTGCTCCACATTCATACGACTTACTTTGATAATTTGGAGAATCTTTCACCGGAGTTTCTAAAAGAGGTAGAGGATATAAAGGTGAGTAATCCTGAAAAGTATGCTCATGTGGTTATCGGCCGGTGGGCTGACGTTGCAGAAGGTGCTGTGTTCAAGAAGTGGGGAATTGTTGACGAGTTCCCGGCTTGGGCAAAGAAAATTGCTTTCGGGCAAGACTTCGGTTATACGCATGACCCGTCTGCTTCCATTCGTTGTGGTATCGTTGATAACGCCCTTTACTTGGATGAAGTGGATTACCGTACTGGATTGCTTTCTTCTGACATCATCAAGACTCTTCGCCCGTGGGGATTGAAAGTCATAGCTGACAGTGCTGACCCTCGATTGATTCAAGAGATACACAACGGAGGAATCAAGATATATGCCGTAGAGAAAGGTGCAGGCTCTATCAATGCCGGAATTGACAAAATGAAAGATATGGAGATTTATATAACCAAACGCTCGTACAACTTGCAAAGCGAGTTCAGAAAGTATGTTTGGGCAAAGGATAAGGACGGGAACTATATCAACGAACCGGAAGACCATGACAATCACGGAATAGATGCTGTACGTTACTATGTATTGGGTGAGCTTCTTGGTAAGATTCAGAAGCCGAAAGATTTAACAGGAATATTCACACACTAAAAATATAAGCTATGCCATTGAATTTAGAAGAAATATTAGCATTGCCCGATATCGGGCAGAAGATAAACTATCTGAAGAAAGGTAGGAAAACTGAACTTCCCGACCGTTGCAAACTTTGGGATGATTGGAATCCGGAACGCCATGAAATCATGGTTGACGAAAAGAAATATCCGGACAGAAAGGTTCTTGAAAAAGAAGCAGAGAAGCACTTCGATGAAAAAACGGGTAAGACTTATGAAATCGAAGCAAAGTATAAGACTGAACCGGTGAACCGTATCTCCATTCCATTGGAACAGGATATAGTGAACATTCAAACTGCTTTCACGGTCGGCACAGAACCGTCTATGGATTGCACTCCAACTGATGATGATGAAAAGAAGCTACTGGATGCGGTAAAGGCTGTATTTAAATCCAACAAAATCAAATATCAGAACAAGAAGGTTGTCCGTGCCTGGCTCTCCGAACAAGAAGCGGCAGAATATTGGTATGTTACCGATGATGATTCGTTTTGGGCGAAGTTCTGGAAAAAAGTAAAGACTACATTCGGAGGCAAGGTAAAACCTACCAAGAAGCTGAAAAGCGTATTATGGTCTCCGTTCCGTGGGGATAAGCTTTATCCGTTCTTCAATGATGAAGGTAAGATGATTGCTTTCTCACGTGAGTACAAGAAGAAGCTCATGGATGATTCGGAGATAACTTGCTTTATGACTATCACTGATAAGATGGTCTATCAGTGGGATTTATCTAAAGGGTATGAAGAAAGAACGCCTTTTACTCATGGATTCCCCAAATTACCGGTTCTCTATGCCTACCGTCCTGAACCTTATTGCAAAAAGATAAAGACTTTTCGGGTTCGGTTGGAGAAATTATTATCCAATTATGCAGATTGCATCGATTATCATTTCTTCCCTTTATTGAAACTTATCGGTGACGTGGAGGGTTTCATGGGTAAGGTTAAGGACAGAATGGTCAAACTTACAGGTGAAGGTGCGGATGCTCAATATCTGACGTGGAATCAGGTGCCAGATACGGTACGTTTTGAAGCAGAAACACTCACTAATATGGCTTATGATATGTCAAACACTCCAAGAATATCATTTGAAACGTTGAAGGGGGTAGGCAAAGCATCAGGAACCGCTTTCCGCTTTATGTTCATGGGTGCACATATGGCGGTAGAAAATCACGGTGAGGTTATCGGTGAGTTCTTGCAGCGGAGAGTAAATTTCATTGTTTCCGCTTTAGGCTCTATCAATCCAACCGAGTTTAGCAAGGCATCGCAGACCATTGACATAGAAACAGAACTGGTTCCATATATGATTGATGATTTGAATGATAAGGTGACTACTGCCGTTTCCGCTGTCAGTGGTGGCATTTGGTCCACACGTGAAGGTATCATGTTTGCCGGGAATGCTGATAGGGTAGAAGAGGAGCTTGCAGAAATCAAGGAGGAGCAAGCGGCAAAGAATGAGCAAATCGGAAATAAGGGACAGAAAAATGCCTCTTAGTCAGAAAAATTATAGGGATTATAATTTTAGTACAAGAAAAATAGAATATTTTGCGGCAACATCAAAGAATTGCCGCTAATTTTTTGCTTGAATAGTTGTAGGTAATTAAATAATTACCTATATTTGTAGGGTAATCAATAGAGAAAGGTATGCCAACGATATTTATTTTATTTGGTTTTCGTTTTATGTTTTACGCTAATGACCATGAGCCTATACATGTTCATGTAATCAAAGGGGATGTAAGTGCTAAATTCACTTTATTTCCAGTTACATTAATCAAAAATAATGGCTTGAAGTCATCTGAACTGAAACTTGTAGAATCAGTTATAGAAGAAAATCAAGAAGTAATAGCAGAGCATTGGAATAAATTTTTTAATAAATCAAAATAAGTGGTTATGGAAAATATCATAGTTGAAAAGGTATGGTTGACTGATACGGAGGTATGGATACGTACCACTGACGGGAAGGAGGCATGTGAGAAGTTTTCAGATTTCCAAAGGCTGAAATGGGCTACTCCTGCGCAGCGCGCAAATTTCACAACGAGCCATGACGGAATACATTGGAGAGAGCTTGATGAAGATTTGAGTTTTGAGGGATTCTTTCGGGAAAGGAAATCTAATCCTCTTTATGATTTATTTATAGCTCATCCTGAATTGAATGCTGCTGCCATAGCACGACGTTTAGGTATTTCTCAGAGTTTGTTTGCTCAATATGTAAGCGGAACAAAGAAGCCGTCTAAGAAACGTTTTGAAGATATTATAGAAACAATACGTTCAGTAGGGCGTGAATTAATGGCTGTACCGGCATAAGTTACAATACTTTATTTAGGCGTGATTCCATTCGGTTTCACGCCTTTTTTATACCATTTTACGACAATCGTTTCATTGTCGTGTATCACCTATCTGATAATTTTTCACATAGCTTATTAATGCCGAAATTTACCGTAGAAATTTATAAATCAAATTCATACGGTATGACAATCTTAGAACAAATCTTGGCAGGGCTGCAACAGAAGTTTACTGGGGTGGACACTGCTATCTTAACCCGAATTGCCACTAAGAAGGCAGAGGGTGTAACGGACGAGACAAAGGTAAACTCCATTGTTGAGGGTATCAGCTTCTCGGACGTGCTAAATTCCTATGGTGATTTCCGTGCCGGGGATGCTTCCAAGACCGCAGTTTCCAACTACGAGAAGAAACATAACCTTAAAGACGGTAAGTCAATTGAGAATCCCAATCCTAACCCTAATCCGAAGCTGGAAGATAAGACGGACGACATGGCGGCTATTATTGCTAACGCAGTGAGTGCAGCCGTTAAACCTCTTTCTGATAAGCTCGCTCAATTCGAGACAGAGAAGTTACAAGCTACCCGGCAGGAGCAGATTATGGCAAAGGCAAAGGAGTATGGTATTCCCGAAAACTACGCCAAACGATGCGCCATCAAGGACGATGAGGACTTGGACGCATATTTCAAGGACTTGAAGCAGGAGTTCGCAAATGACGGCTTCAAGGGCGTAACCCCTCCCGAAACGGCAGAAGAGAAGATTGAGAAAGAATCTGAATCTATCGCTAAGATGATTGACGAGGGAACGAAAACTATTGTTGAACAAAACAAGAATTAATTATGTCAGCAGGATTTAAGTATGATTTAGTTCCGCCCGTTGAGCAAGAGGAACGCTACGATGTCCAGACCGGTATTCGTAGACGTGGCCCGTTCAAACTCGACACGCAGAACCTGGTAGTGGGAAGTTTTCTTCCCGGATTTACACCGATTTGTGCGGACTTGAAAAATAAGTTCGCATACACGGTAATCAATGTGAGAGTAGTAGAAGCATACGCAACCAGTGACACGGCGTTATCTATCAAGGTAGAAAAGAACTCCCTTGCATACGTTGGCATGTTTCTCGGAAGCGGTACGAAAGGCGCGGAAGTTTCGGCTATCGACAAGACAAATGCAAATTATGATGTCTTGACAATCAAGGCTGCTTTTGGTGAGAATATCGCCAAAGATGCTGTATTATTCAATGCGGTTGCAGTTGATGGTTTAAAGCAAAAGTATGTGGCTAATTCGGCTCTGTTTAACCGTACAAAGGTTGAGGACGGAATCACATTGGTTTCATTGCTTCGTACAGCCGCAGAAATTGAACCCTCAAAATTGGTTATGCCGTTCTCTGAGAACGATAAAGCCAACATGAAGGGATGGTTTGAGTTTAACGAGTAAGGAGGTAGGATATGTTTTTAACGATTCAAACATTATTCGATGATGCGAACATTGTTTCCGCTATCATCAGACGTGTGAACCAGACACGCAAGGACACAATCTATTGGCAGCAGTATCTTACTTTCCGCAGAGTAACTACTCGTGTGTTCAAGGATTATATCGGTTCTGTAACCGGAGTTATGGCCGGCTCTATCAATTCACGTTTTGGAGAGAAACCCATCCGTGAACGTCGGAACATCGGTTCCGGATATGGTGAGATTGCCTATTTGGGTGATGCTTATCAGATGTCTATTGACCGTCTTTCCGAATTACAGGATTTGATTGACAAGTTCAATGCAGCTAAGCCAGCCGACCAAAAGGCTGCAATGGAAGAGATTGTAAACTTCCTGGCAGACGACTACCGTCAGATTACCCTTGCTGCCCACAAGCGTATGGATATTATTGTCGGTGCGCTGTTGATGCTTGGTGAAGCCACCGTTTACAACAAAGACGCTGCAATCACTTCCGGTCAGACCAATAATAAACTGCTGGAGATTACCCTTCCGTTCAATTTTATCAAGCCGAAAAGTGGAGATGTGGTTGTGGACGGAAAGAATATGTTTATCTCTTATTTGAGAGAGAAACTTCATTCCTTGGCACCGGACTATGGCGTTTATGCCAAGATGGTTATGACTCGTGCATCTTTCAACAAGCTTATTCTTGGTTCATCTGAATTTGGTGAGCAGTACAAGATGATTCTCGGCAGCAACGAAATGAAGTTGAGTACGGGATTGGTTTCCTCTTCTTTGGCTTCCGAAGTGTTCACCGGCATCGGTCTGCCTCGCATCGAAATCAAGGAGGACTACGTGAAAGACCAGACGGGAAAGAATGTGCAGATTTACGCGGATAACCGTATTGCTCTGTTGCCTTCTGACAACATTGGTTATATGCGCCATCATACCCCGTATGAAGCGACAGACCCGGTACAAGGACGTACTTATATCCCGTCAGAGGGACAGATGCTTATCTCCAACTACCGTGACAAAAATGGTCGCTACATGGAATATACGGCAGAGTGGATTCCGCAGATTTCCAATCCGGATTTGATTACTAATTTCGATTTGAGCGAAATTGCATCCATCCAATCAGCATAAGGAGGTAGGATATGAAAGTAAAGGTTATATCAGTTTTCCGCGACAAGTTCACCGGAAAGTATTATACTCCCGGTGAAGTGATTGAAGTCGGTGAGGAAGCCCGTGTGCTGGATATGGAAAGCCGCAGACTTGCTGAACGGATTGAGGCAAAAAAAAATACCGAAGTGAAAGCCCCTGAAGAAAAGAAGGAGGTGAAAATCCCCCTCTTTGAAAAGGAGTTTGAGAAGAAGGCTTTGATTGATGCTTTGAAGTCTATCGGTGCGCAAGCTTCCGGCAATATGAAAGAGGAAACTCTTTTGGCTAAGGTTGCAGAACTGGATGAAGAATCAACAGCCAAACTGAAAGAAGCATTAGGTATCGAGTAAAAGGATAGGGTAGTGCTTCTACCCTTCCATTGTCTAATTTTATAAATCAGAAAAGAAATGAAGAATTTTATTTTTGCCATGTGTGGCTTTTTAATGATGTCTTTGGTTTCGTTGAGCGTGCAGGCATCAAGTGTGGAATCTCCTAAGTGTGAATACGTGAATCCATCGGTTGATGTTGGTCTGCCGGATATTCAGTTTATCACTTTGGAAACGGCTCCGGCTGATTGTGTTGTACTGACCATGACGCATCCCATGTTTTTGGTTGCAAATAACCCGGCTATGATGTGTTCGATAAAAGAGGGAATGGCTATTCAAGGGGTACGAATTAATGTTCCCAAATGTCCGTTCAGATACATCTATAAATCTAAACATTGTACGCATTATAGCTATACCGCATATAGTAAACTGATTACACCATATTGAATGATATCAGCCATGAGTAACAAGGAGTTTGTATTAAGCGTATTTGATAAGAACACCCCGTCTAATCTTGTAGTTGAAAATATACTTTCAAGAACGGGATTGGATGGTGAAGAACCTTTTGCCGAGGAAAATCGGGCAAGATTAGAGGTCGCTTGTGCAAAGCAAATTCCGTGGATGATACAAAATCCATCTTCGGTCAGCGAAAGCGGATTTTCTGTGTCTTGGTCTAATTATGTTGATAGCCTAATGAAATTGTACTCATGGCTGTGCAAACAGTACGGTTTGAAAGACGAACTGAGTAACAAACCTAAAGTGACTTTCTTATGATATTCGCTCCCCACATATTGCAAGTTAAGGTTATCACCCCGATGGATAAGGATGAGTTCGGAAGACCTATTCCCGGTACCGGTGGTGAAAGCTGGCAGGAGGTGTGCAAATGCCGTTGTGATGATGTGAGCGCGGAAAAGAAAGTATCTATCAATGGTGCTTTGTATGATTTCAAGTACAAGGTAGTCTTTGACAAGCCGTCAAAGGTTGAAGCAGGTGCAGAGATTCGTTGTTTGAATGTCGATGGAAGCATAAGAGGTGAAGGAGTTGCTAAAAGCCCTTTGGAAACAAACTATTTTTCCTACAGAGTAATATGGTTGGAATAGATGCAGACTTTTCGGATGTTGACCAGTTCTTTGAGGACGGAACAAGCGAAGTCGTTGCTGGCATGAAAGAAGAGGGAGAGGCATTTGTTGAAGATGCAAAAGCTACCGGAAACTATCAAGACCACACAAAACATTTGAGAGAATCGAATGATTATGAGGTTAATGAAGATGGCTTAATTCTGAAAAACGAAGCTGATTATGCTTCATTCGTGGAATCCAAAGGATTTGAAGTTGCAGGAAGTGCAGCGATAAGGACAGAAAAAAGATTGAAAGATAGATTTGAACGATGATAGTAACCACCGACATAGGAAACATCCTCTACCGGGACTGCAAGATTTTCGGAATAGACATAGTACCAGCAGGAGAAACGCTGACGGGTGAATTGAAGTCCGAAAGGATTGTCATCCACACGAAGAAACAACAGACGGGAACTTATTGGAAGAAATCTTTCGCAGAAGTGAATCTATGTGTACCCAATTTAAGCGAGAATGAAGCGAACACAATCCGGCTTAACGAACTTGAAAGAAAGGCTGACAAGCTGTTTGATGATGTAGTAAGCACCTATGATGGTATGACATATCGTTACTCTATTGATTCTATCGGTACAGAAGCGGACACAGCTTTGAAGTGTCATTATGTGAATGTGAGAATTTTGTTTAATGTATTAAATGTAAAATGATATGATTACAGCAGTAGAAATTGACGAACTGTATTATGCAGAACCGATTAAAACGGTTACTACTCCAGCTGCCGGATTAACAGGCGCAGAAGTAGCCACCATCTTGAAAAACGCAGCAACGAAGCGGGTCAAGAATGTGCATGGTGACACGTATCAATACGAAGAAGCAGAGGCAAGTGTAACTCGTTACAAAAACGCTTTGACTGGTGAGTACTACCGGGAAACGTCTGAACCGGGTGAGGTGAAAATCAACTTCACCATTGGTGAGTATGATTATGCTACAAAGGCTGATTTACAAGGTGGTAAAGCCACAGAAAAGAATTGGGAAAGAGGCAAGTATAAGCCTATTCATAAATGTGTGATTGGTAAAACCAAAGACGGAGTTTATGTTGTGTTTCCGAAAGCGGCTATCAATGCCCGTGGCTCTAATACCGATAAGGCTGTCGGATTGGCTGTTTCGGCCGTTCCCCTTTCCACAGGTGTAGATGGATTGGCTTCCGAAAAGTGGTTTGACGAATCGGAAGTTGTAGTGCCGGAAGGTTGATAATTTTTCAGTAAAAGGATTGTTTTCAGATGGCGGTGGGTGGTTGCTCACCGCCTTTTTAATTTAATGTTATGAATAATCAAGCAGCAAAAACAGTTTCTGATGCTTTGTTAGGGCTGGATTTCATGAATGTGGAGATAGGAGGGATGGTTTATACCATTAAACCTCCTACAATTAAAATTAT